CGCCGCGTTCTGATGACTGCGTTCGCCGCCGTGGTTGATGCGCTTTTCGTGGATCCGAACATCGGTCGCGAAGCGGTCTACACCTCTGATGGTGGTGCGCCCGTGCTGGTGCGCGTCGTGTCCCGGCAGGCCGATGCGATCACCGACTTCGGCGACGCGCGGCTCTGGTCGGAAACGACCCGGATCGATTTACGCGTCGCAGAGGTTCCGACCCCGCGTCCCGGCGACCGCTTGGAAATCGACGGCGATGCCTTCCTCATTCAGGGCGAGCCTGTTCGCGACCGCGAGCGGCTGGTCTGGACTGTGGACCTGAGGCCCGCGTGAAGCTAAAGCTCGACATCGATCCCGACCTCGTCGCCATTATGGCGGCGGAGGTCGCGGCTGGCGAACGCGCGGTGACAGCCGCCATGCGCGATGCCGGGACCGGCCTCAAGACCACCTGGCGCACCCAGATTACCGGCGCGGGGCTTGGACGAAGACTTGCCAACTCGATCCGCAACCAGAACTTCCCGAGGTCGGGCGAGAGCCTCGACGCGGCCGCGCTGGTCTGGTCGAAGGCCCCGGTTATTGTCGGAGCCCACGACACCGGCCCGTTAATCCGCTCGAAGGACAGCTTCTGGCTGGCAATCCCGCTGCCAGCTGCGGGCAAGTCCACACGCGGTGGCCGTATCACCCCCGGTGAATGGGAACGGCGGCGTGGTCTGCGATTGCGGTTTGTCTATCGCCGGACGGGTCCGAGCTTGCTTGTCGCCGAGGGTCGGCTGAACACCAAGGGTCAGGCGGTAGTGTCGCGCTCTAAGACTGGGCGCGGCAAGGTCACCGCGCCGATCTTCCTGCTGGTGCCGCAGGTGAAATTGCCGAAGCGGCTGGATCTTGCGGGGGATGCGGCGCGGACCCATGAGGCCGTGCCAGGTTTGATTGTGGCGAACTGGGTGGATGGACGAATTTGATTCAGATGAGCGATGAAAAGCGCCGAAGCAAAGCTTCGTTGGAGTCCCACCATCTGCACAAAGTTCGGGTCGTCAAGAGTGCCTTCTCGATGTTTTCTGCTTGGCTCTCAAATGGCTGATCACAATCTACAAATGGCGTCTGCTTCTGAAAGGCAAGTGTTCCGCGAGTGCCGACCCGCTCAAGCCTAATGCCAGTATCGTCCAACCCGCGTTCTTGGCGAAGTCGCTCCAGCGCCCATCCCCATTTCCGAACCATCAGTTTCACATTCGCCTGCCGGAGCTGTAGAAATACGGATGGTGTTGGGAGGCCCACATGTCGCTGCAACGACTTTCCTACATCGAGGTGCACTGTGAAGGAGTCTTTGTTTCGATCCCGCATTTTCATTCGAATATCAGGTGTGATCTCAGTCATTAGGGACGAAATCTGGTCGAAGAAGGCCGTCCTTGCGTCGTCAGGGTTCGTGACTGGAACAACAGCCTGGTCAATTGCTGTACAGAGAAGTTCGTATTCCTTGTCGGAAAAGTTGTTCAGGAGAGACTCGTACGAAATCTGCCGATCAAAATTGCCAACCTTCCCAGCGGACCGGAGATAAGTGCGGGGAGCCAGCAGCACGGTCAGTGCGCCATATCCCGAGGCGGATCGAGAATAGCGATCGACCTGGTTCTCTCCCTTTCGCGTAAATGACCAAGCCGCACTGATCTTGTTTTCAATTAGAAGACGTTCATCAGACAGAGTGACATCGAGGTCAATCGTTCCGCCGTCCGAATGGTGTGGTGCCTGAGGTGTAACCCGCGTGGCACACCCTGCGCCCACAACGCCTATCTGTTTGCGAATAGAGTCGCAGAATTCTTCCGACATTCGGAAGGCCGCAGCAAAAACAGCGTCTGTCTCGCTCTCGAGTATTCGCTGATCGGAAAGTGAAAGATCAGATTTCATCATGAAGGCCCTCTTTTCAAAGTGGGTATCGGACCTTCTCGTCAGGAGTGAGGCGATTTCCGTGCGCAAGAATGGCAAAGAAGTGTTCGCATCGACAATTCTCTCGGGAGCAAACTGTCTTGCCCACCCCACGCGAAACCATCCTGGCCGCGCTGCACGCGCGGCTCTCGGCGCTGCCCGCCACCGCCCTGCGCGGTGACGTGCTGCCCGAGCGCGTCCCAAACGAGGGCCTGCTTATCCTGCGGGATGGAGAGCCCGGAGAGCCGGAAGTGACGCTCTCGCCGCTGGCCTACCACTACCAGCATCGCGCCGAAATCGAAGCCATCGTGCAGGGCTCCGAACGTGACGCTACCTTCGACACGCTCACATCCAGCATCGGCGCAGCGCTCGCCGCCGACCGGACGCTGGGCGGCCTCTGCGACTGGATCGAAGCCGAAGCGCCGCGACCGGTCGATTTGGCCGTAGATGGCGCGGCCAGCCTGAAGGCGGCCGTCATCCCAGTGGTGCTTCACTATTCAACGGCTGACCCACTGGCCTGACCCCGACAACCTGAGGAGAACACGATGGCACGAGCCCAAGGGGCGCGGGCGCAAATGGCGCTTGCGTTCGAGACGACCTATGGAACGCCCCCCGTGGGCGGTTTCACCAAGATGCCCTTCGCCAGCACCTCGCTGGGGGCAGAGCAGCCGCTGCTGAACTCGGAGCTGCTCGGCTACGGCCGCGATCCGCTGGCCCCGATCAAGGACGCAGTGACGGCTGACGGCGATGTTGTGGTGCCGCTCGATGCGGAAGCCTTCGGGTTCTGGCTGAAGGCAGCCTTTGGCGGTCCAATTACGACCGGCACTGGCCCCTGGACGCACGAGTTCCGGTCGGGGGCCTGGACGCTGCCCAGCATGTCCATCGAGACCGGCATGCCGGAGGTCCCGCGATACGCCATGTATTCCGGCTGCGTGCTCGACCAGATCACCTGGCAGATGCAGCGCTCGGGGTTGCTGACCGCAACGGCGCGGCTGGTGGCGCAGGGCGAGACGGTCGGGACAACCACCAGCGCGGGAACGCCTGCCGCTCTCGAATTGCAGCGCTTCGGCCATTTCAACGGGTCGATCACACGCAACGGCTCCGCCCTCGGCAACGTCGTTTCGGCCGACATCACATATGCCAACAACCTCGACCGCATCGAGACGATCCGGAACGACGGTCGCATTGATGGGGCAGACCCCTCTATCGCCGCGCTGACCGGCTCCATCGAGGTCCGGTTTGCGGATCAAACGCTGGTGACGCAAGCGATCAATGGCGATCCCTGCGAGCTCGAGTTCGCCTATTTGCTGCCCTCTGGCGAGAGCTTCACCTTCACCGTGCACGCCGTCTACCTGCCGCGCCCGCGCATCGAGATTTCCGGGCCGCAGGGTGTACAGGCGACCTTCGACTGGCAGGCGGCGCGCGACAGCGTGGTCGGCCGGATGTGCACGGCAACCCTCGTGAACGATGTGGAGACATATTGATGCTGACGCTTGATCTGACGAACGCGCCGCGCTGGCATGATCTCGCCTCAGGCGTCCGTGTCCAGCTTCGACCGCTGACCACGGCCCTGATGGTGGCGACGCGGAGCGATCCGGCCGTCGAAGCCGTGCCCGAGAAGGCGTCTGACGAGGAACGCGCCGTTGCATTCGCCAAGGCACTGGCTCGCCGAGTGATCCTCGCCTGGGATGGCATCGGCGATGCCGACGGCAATCCCATCGACCCGAGCCCCGAGGCCATCGATGCGCTCCTGGACGTATGGCCAATCTTCGAGGCGTTTCAGCTGACCTATGTGTCCAAGGGCCTGCTGCTGGAACAGGAAAAAAACGCCTTAGCGCCCTTGCCGAATGGTCCTTCGGCGGGGGCGAGCGATACTGCCAGGGCTGCGAACCCAGCGAAGCCTGCGCGCAAGCGTGCGAAGACTGCCCGGCGCGGCTGAACCGACCCACCACCTTTGAAGGCTGGCAGGTCTGGGATCTCGTCGGCCGTCTTGGCGGACAGCTGCGCGTGCTGCCCGGCGCTGTCGTCGGTTGGGACATGTCGGCTGCACTGGCACTGGGTGATGCCCTCGGCATCTCGCCTCTTGCCATGGCGGAACTGCTGCCTGTCATCGAGGCGGTGATGGTCACCAAACTCAACGAACAGATGGAACACACCAATGGCTGAAAAGCGTGTTTCTGTCCGCCTCGCCGCGGTTGGCGGCCGACAGGTGCGCGCTGAGCTGGAAGGTGTAGGCGAGGCCGGCGCCCGCGGCTTCGGGCGGCTCAGCCGGGAGATGGAGGCGGCGAACACCCGTCTTGCGGCTTTCTCGCGGCGCGTTCGGATCGCCGCGGCTGCTGCGGTCGCTGCCGCTGCGGCTGCTGGCGTGGCCATGGTGCGCTCCGGGCTGCAGACGGTCGATGCTCAGGCGAAGCTTGCGCAATCGCTTGGCACGACGGTTGCTTCGATCAAGACCCTCGAGCGTGCGGGTGAACTGGCTGGTGTGTCGATGTCCGGCATCGAGCAGGCGACGAAGGACCTGACGCGCCGTCTCAGCCAGGCAGCCGCCGGGAGCGGCCCCGCTGCCGACGCGCTGGAGCGGCTGGGGCTCTCGGCCACCGACCTGATTGCCTTGCCGCTGGATGAGCGCGTCGGCGCCATCAACGCCGCCATCGAGGAGTTTGTGCCGGTCGCCGAGCGCGCCGCTGTGGCCGGTCAGCTCTTCGGCGAGGAAGGTTCAATCGCGATGTCGCGGATCGACACTGCGACGCTCCGCCAGGCGACCGAAGATGTCCTTGCGTTCGGTGTAGCTGTCTCCGAACAGGATGCTGATCAGATCGAACGCACCAATGACGCGATCTCTCGGCTTGGTCTCGTCTGGCGCGGGCTGTCGAACCAATTGGCGGTTGCCGCAGCCCCCGCGCTCGAAGCTGTCGCAACCGCCATGGCGGCCGTGGCCAGTCGCACCGGGCCACTGGGCACGGCCATCAGGGGTCTTTTTGACAATATCGGTCGTCTAACCATCTACGCCGGCACGTTCGCGGCCCTCTTGGCAGGGCGCTGGGTCGCCGGAATGGCAGCTGCGGCGATTTCCGTACGCGGGCTTGCAACCGCGCTTGTCGTGATGCGTGGCGCATTGATCCGCACCGGATTCGGGGCGCTCATCGTCGGTGCGGGTGAACTGATCTACCAATTCGGTCAGCTTGTCTCCGGAGCCGGTGGCTTCGGCAACGCCATGGCTCTGTTGGGCAACCTCGCCAGCGAGGTCTGG